AGGCTTGGCTATGTGGAGGGAATGTCGAATATCTTCATTGACAACCTCCAGAAGACAGATATATACAAACGCCCCGTGCATTGTAGCGATGTGAAGCGTGAAACCTTATACGTGAAGGAGAACAACGAGTGGCAACGCGATGGACCAAACCACGAAAAAATGACAAATGCGGTCTTGGCGGTTGAACAGAAGAATGTGGCCCTAGTGAATGAATGGGCCAAGGCCAACCCGCGATGTATGAATAGCAACACCCGAGAGAATGAAAAATACTTTAAGTTGTCCAAGATTGTCACCGACGGTGAAAAGGAGGGGAATATAGATAAGGTGATACGCAAAGTAGCGAAGAAGGTGACGATTGAAAAAGATGCGTGACAACCGCGTTAGATTGCTGTTATTAAATGTATAATATGTATTTGTGTGTAATACGTATTATTTCATGTTACTGTAAACGCTTATATGAACGACGTTTATTTCGTTTGGATTTAGACTTTGATTTTTTAGTCTTTGATTTTTTGGACTTGGACTTGGACTTGGATTTTTGTTTTTTCTTTCCACGTTTTGATTGCGGTTTCTTCCCTCCCCAGCGATTATCCGGACTGGCTGCCTCAGCAGCAGCATCACGAGCCCTCTCAGCCTCAGCAAGAGAAACAGCCGCTTCAGCAACATAATCATCAGCAGCAGCAGCACCTTCAGCTGCACGGTCGGCGGCATTCTTGGCAACAACAGCAGGATTCGTCTTCCACGCCTCATAAGCAGCATCGTCCCCTTCCGCAGCATCATAAGCAGCATTAGCAACAGCTGCTGCTTCGGCGGCAGGAGCGGCGGCATCAGCAGCAGTAGTAGCATGAGCACGAGCAGCAGCGGCAGCAGCAGCAGTAGTAGCATGAGCACGAACAGCAGCAGCAGCAGCAGTAACAGCAGCAGCAGCAGCAGCAGCAGCAGCAGCATCATCCACGGCGTCAGCAGCCTTGGCAGAGTAAAACTCAGCATCATCAGCAGCATTACCAGCAGCAGTCATCGCAGCATGAGCATCGCCACAAGCAAGAACAACATGAGCATACGCAGCAGCAGCTGCAGTAGCAGCGCGCTGCAGGGGCGGACCATTAGCAGCAGCAGCAGCAGCAACATCAGCAGCAGCGGCAGCGTCAGTATTTTCTGCCTTCTCTATCGCATCACCCTCCACAGATGCTTGGGTGGGGGCATGCGGCAGCCCACCAGCATCTTCAGCAGCTCTCTGTAGCGTGGCGGCTTTGTCATAATCGGCATCCGTATATTCTTCTATTCCAGAAACCACTCCGCGTTCCGTTTGGGCCTTCGTCAGGTAAGACAGTTCCCTTAATGGCCAATATCGTAATCCAACTGTAGCCCCGGTTGGTAGATATTTTGTTGGGTCATGTAGTCTATGTGGTCGGTTTGTGTTTAGATAATTTCCTTCAATATAAATTTGGAGACGATAAGATTGATCTTGAAATGTAGGGGAAGTTATCTCTGGATATTTTGCGGTAATACATCTAAATATATCAGCATGAACATAATGAGGCCAATTTTTCGTCGAAAGAGGAACAACCAATTCTACACCATTTAGTTCTGGAATATCTGGGAATACAATCTTGAAAAACGTGCCACTATTTCCAGCGGCGATTTTGCTTCTATTAACTAAATCATCTTTTACAATCGACGATAAATGTGCGTTAAAATTAACGGTATCTTGCCTTTCAGCCATACTTATTTATAATTACTCGGCGTATTAAGTAATTATATATAGTAACGACGATAATAATAATACCTTCAAAAATATTCCGTTCGAAACTCTTCATTACATAAAGATTCAAATCCCAAAGGCATGGCCATTATGTTTCAAGTATAAACTCGGCGAAAATATTCCGTTCAAAACTCTTCTTTTCAAATCTTTGAGTTAGTTATTTCAAAAGGTACAAACCCAAAGGGTTGGCTATTTATGTTTCATAGATAAACCCGGCGAAAATATTCGCTTGTAAATCTATTTATTTCAAAAGATTCAAATCCCAAAGGGTCGGCCATTATGTTTCGTAGACAAAACCGTCGAAAATATTTCGTTCAAAACGGCCGAAGGCAAGAATAAACGAAGGAATTAGACCCCCTATTTTTGGACATTTTTGGATGGCCCAGAAATGTCCATTTTGCCCTTTGTGCGTGGAAGTTTTAAAACATGAAATGCAAAACACCAAAAAATTGGGTTGTGACCATAATGCTCACAAAACGTATTTTTAGCATCAAAAACCTGTGACTGAACTTTTTTGAAGGGTCGGTGGCTGCGTCCATTTTGGTAGGTTAAAATGGGACATTTATGTATAAGGATATATAAGATTATTATAAGATTATTATAAGATTATATTATAAGATTTAGGATATATAAGATTATTATAAGATTATGCCCAAAACATATATTGATTATTCCAATACTATTATCTATAAAATAACATGTAAAGACGAAACTGTTAGTGACATATATGTAGGATATACCACTAATTTTGTCCAGAGGAAATATGCTCATAAGATTAGTTGTACAAACGGTACAACTAATATAAGCAATTGTAAATTATATCAAATGATAAGAAATAATGGTGGATGGAATAACTGGAAAATGGAAATAATTGACATTATTAACTGTAAAGACCATTATGAAGCGAAAAAGAAAGAACAAGAATATGGCGTATTATTAAAAGCAACCTTAAATAGTGTAGAACTGCTACCTCGCCAACGAATAACAAGTTATCGTTTTTATTGTGAAAAGTGCAACTTCAAATGCTCGAAACAAAGTATATATAACAAGCATTTAGATACAATAAAGCATAAACAAGATATATCGGTATGTAGTATAATGAACTATGAAACTTACCCAGACACAGACACAGACACAAACACAGACACAGATACCGTAGATAAATTTTCGCATACAGATAATGTTATTATACGTAAGAAACCATCCAGCACAGAAGACCAAACGACCAAGAAATTAAAACGCCTTAGTGCCGAAAATAGTGAAATGAAAATGAAGATGAATATCATGTTACAAATGATGGCTTCAAATATGGCTTCAAATACAACGTTTCAAACACACATAATGGAACTAATAAAAACGAAGGATTCTCAAAATATTACGACACCGTCTTCATCTATATCTGGAGGTGTCGCCTTAAATGGCGACAATCCCACATTTAATTCCACCAACAACAGCCACAACAACACATTCAACATGAACATGTTCCTCAACGAGAAGTGTAAGGATGCGATGAACATGAAGGATTTTGTGAATTCCATTGAATTGAATATGACCGATATGGAAAATGTCGGCAGGCTTGGCTATGTGGAGGGAATGTCGAATATCTTCATTGACAACCTCCAGAAGACAGATATATACAAACGCCCCGTGCATTGTAGCGATGTGAAGCGTGAAACCTTATACGTGAAGGAGAACAACG